CGGCCGCGCCGCCGCCGACCTAGCGATCGACCTTCAGCAGATCAAGACGTCGTTGCTGCGCTCGACGCTCAACAACGCCTATTTCGCCAATAACCAGCGCACCGAAGTCTCGGAGACGCACGCCTCCGAAAATACCATTGACGACCTGTTGAACAACCGCGTCGGCGGCATCGTCCGCACGAAGATGCCCGGCGGCCTCAAGCAGCTCGAAACCCAGCCCATCGGGCATTGGATGGTGCCGATTATCGAATATGTCGACGGGACCAAGGAAACCCGTACCGGCCTGTCCAAAAACACGACCGGGCTCGACATCGACAGCATGAACCACGCCCGCACGGGCGCCGTCGGCCGCATCATGGACGCCGCGGAAATGCGCGTGAAATTGATGACGCGCGTCCTGGCTGAAACGCTGGTGGTCGATGTTTTCCGCGGCCTCCACGGCATGCTTCAGGAATTTTCCGAGCATGAGGAAGTCGTCCAGCTCACGGGCCAGTGGGTGAACGTCAACCCGCGCGAGTGGAAAACCCGCCGGCACTTGAAAGTGAACCTGCCTCTCGGCGGCATGGGCCGTCAGCAGATGCTCGGGTTCTTCGCCCAGGTGCTCGGCGTGCAGAAGGAAATCATCGCCCAACAGGGCGGCACTCCCGCCGGCGCAATGGTGACTATGCCGCGCGTCTATCACACCGTCGACCACATGATGAAGCTGGCGGGCCTCAACGGCGCCGCGGGTTTCTTCAACCAACCGGCCGAGCCGAACCCCAACGACAAGCCGCCGCCCGACCCGCGCATGGTCGAAGCCCAGGCGAAGGCGCAAGCAACCGCGGCCGACCAGCAGGCCAAGCAGCAGCTCGCGCAGCAAGAGTTCGCCCACGAAACGCAGATGGAACAGCTCAAGCTTTCTGCGCAGCGCCAGAAGGAAGCCGACGAGTTCGCGCACAAACAGAAGCTCGACCAGATGAAGTTCGAGCACGAAGCCAAGATGCAGGCGATCCAGGCACAGTTCGACATGAAGCTCGAAGCCTTCAAGGCAAAAGAGCAGATGGACATTAATCGAGAACAGGCGCGGCTTTCGGCGCAGCAAGGCGTGGGTAACGTTTGATCGACGAAGGCAAATTGATCGCGGACCAAGTCAAGGGTGCGGACGCCGAGAGGGCTTTGCAGATTGTCGGGGAAGCCTTCTCCGAATTGAAGAAGCAGATGTTCGACGCTTGGGTGGCGTCGAGCACACGGGATGAAGCAGGGCGGGAAAAACTTTGGATAGCGACCACGCAGCTTTCCAAGGTCGAAGATTTGCTCCGCAAGCGCGTAATGAATGGCCGCATTGCAGAGCGTGAGCTCGACGCCATTCGCAAGGCCGCCGAGGCCAAGAAATTCCTCGGCGTGCCACTCCCGTAACCCAGAGGACATATGCCCGAAGATAACGCCCCGCTGTCGCTCGACAGCGCTATCTCCCTTTTGAGCGTCCCCGCCGGCCAGGCCGACGAAGCCACGCTCGAAGTCAATACCGCCGCCATGACCGCCGCCGAGCGGGAAGAGGCAGCAAAGAACTCCGCGGCCCCCGAAGGGGACAATAGCACGCCGGCGCATGGCGATACGCCTCCCGCCGACGATGTAGCCGCAAACGATACCCCTGCCGACCAGGGGGAGACGAACGAAGGCGAAGCCGACCCGGGTGATGCACTCCCGCCAATCGACCCGCCCTCGTCGTGGAGCACCGAAGAGAAAGCCGAGTGGGCCAGCCTCTCACGCAAAGCGCAGGAAACTATCCTTCGCCGCGAACAGGATGCCACTAAGGCGCTTCGCAACGCTCAGAACAGCACGGCCGAAAGCAACAAAAAGGTCGACGCTGAAGTCACCCGGCTCAAGGAACTGTCGGGCAAGATTGACGGCTATCTCAACGAGAAAGTCGCCGAACTCGCCAAGGACTTCCCTGAAATCCGGTCGGAAGCGGATTTGATCGCACTCGCCCAGACTGACCCGGCGAAGGCGCAGCTCTTCCAAGTGCGGTTGCAGGCCATTGCCTCGGCCAATACCGCGAAAGCCGACGCGCAACGCGAGTTGTCGCAGCGCGCACAAGAGGCGCAGAAGGTCGAACTCGCCCAGACGAGGGAAAAGCTGCTTGCAGCCTTCCCCGCGTGGAAAGACGCCGAAGTTGCTCGGCGCGAAGTGACCGAACTGCAAGACTATGTGGTCAAGAACTACGGTGTCGATGAAGCGGCGGCTCGCGCATCGGTGGACCCCATAGCGTACAAGCTCGCCCAGAAGGCGATGCTTTACGACCGCGCTCAAGCGGCAGCGAAAGCAGCCCAGCAGCGCACGCCCCCGAAAACCGTGAAGCCGGGAGCCCAGACAGGCAACCCCGCAACGGCCGGCAAAGACGAAATCCGCCGCACCCAAATGCAGAAGCTCGAAAAATCCGGCGACATTGATGACGCCGTCGGGCTGCTGCGCATGTAGCAGGAGTGCAACAGACATGCCGGTTTCCGGTACATTCACCACTGTCAACGCGGTTGGTATCCGCGAAGACCTGACCGATGTGATTTCGCGCATCGACCCGACCGAAACGCCGTTCTATTCGGCCATCGGTCGCACCAAGGCCACCGCGAAATATCACGAATGGCAGATTCAGAACCTGGCGTCCCCGTCGGCCGTCGGTTCCAATGCCGCCCTGGACGGCGCCAATGCCGCGACCGCCTCGACCACGGCGACCGCCCGCGTCGGCAACCGCACGCAGATCATGACGAAGACTGCGTCGGTGTCCGGTGGCTTGCAGGCCGTCGACACTGCCGGTCGTGCGAACGAAATGGAGTATCAGGTTCTCTTGAAGGGCCTGGAGCTCAAGCGCGACATGGAAGTCCAGCTTGTGCAGAACGGCGCCTCCCGCGCCGACAACGGCACCCTGGCGGGTCTGTCGGCCAGCTTCGAGTCGTTCCTGACGACCAACGTGTCCCGCGGCGCCACCGGTGCCAACGGCGGCTTCAGCGCCGGCACTGTGGCGGCCCCCACCGACGGTACCGCCCGTGCGTTCACCGAAACGCTGCTGAAGACGGTCATGGCGTCGGTGTATTCCGCCGGCGGCAAGCCCACCATCATCATGCTCGACCCGACCCAGAAGCAGACTTTTTCCGGCTTCTCGGGCCTGTCGAACACCCGCGTCACCATCCCCGAGAAGGGCAAGTCGATGGCGCAGATCGTGGGCGCCGCCGACATTTATGTTTCGGACTTCGGCGCTCTCACCGCCGTTCCGAACATTTTCCAGCGCCACAAGTCGGCGCTGCTGGTCAGCCCCAAGTTCGCCAAGGTCGCGTTCCTGCGCACCATGAAGAACTGGCCGCTGGCAAAGCAGGGCGACAGTGACCAGCGCCAGTTGCTTGTCGAGTTCACCTTGCAGGTGGACAACGAAGCCGCGCACGGCATCGTCGCCGACCTGACCTAATAGGTCATCCCACGCGGGCAACCGCGTGCCAGGGGAGTGCCGCCCCCATACGGTGAACGGCACTCCCCACCCTTTTTCCCAAATCGAGGTTTGCATGACCTGGCGGCTCCTTAGCGCCCATGAAGACGGCCGGCGCACGGACGTAAAGTTCGACGAAAACGGCCAAATCATCATTCGCACGCAAGAGGAAGTGGCCCCCGTCCTCGATCACAACCGCCAGCACCGCCTCCATGGCGATCACCGCCGCATGGGCGGCGACTGGCATTACGTCGCTACCGTGCCGAACACGATCGCCCTCAAATGGCTGCAAGAGGATGGCGTCAATATCTGGGACGGCGAGCACCAGGACGGCCTCGCCCGCAAATTGAACGACCCAGATTGGGCTTACCTGCGCACCGGTGGCGGCCACATTGGAGTGAGCAACGGTGTCGCTCGATAATTTCGACGACCTCAAGACCGCGATCGCCGAATGGCTGTATCGTGCCGGCGACGCCGACCTGTCCGCTCGCGCGGACGACTTCATCGCGCTCTTCGAGGCGGACTTCCTTATCGACCCGCAGATGCGGACGCTCGACATGGAGGAAGTCGACACCACTCCGGTAACGTCCGCGACCGACGGCATCCAGCTCCCGACCGGCTATATTGACATGATCCGACTGCGCCTCACGGGCCTGTCGGACGGCCAGCCCGACCAGCCATTGAGTTACGTTTCGCCGGCCGCCGCCGCGACGCTCGACAGCACGCAGAGCACCAGCGGTATCGTGAAGTGGTACACCGTCATGGCCGGTGAAATCTTCCTGGCGCCGCTGAAGTGGGCGCCCGTCGGTGCCTCGCTGGAAATGGCTTATTACGCCTTCACGGGCCTCGCCAACGCTGCCGGTGGCGTGAACTGGCTCCTGCAAAAATACCCCAATTTATATCTGTACGGCTCGCTTATGCAGGCCGCCGCGTATGTCGACGACGCAGAAACCGTCGCCAAGTGGAAAGCTGGTCGCGACGAAGCGATGTCGAAGCTCTCCAAGTCGCTCATCAAACGCAAACTCGGCGCCGGCCCTCTCGCCATCGGCGCCTCCACCAATTTTGTCCGCTAACCTCGGGAGCACCCCTTGAGCAAATCCGACGCTTTTGAAAACGCTTTGCTGTTGTTGCTCTTCAACAACACGAATATCGCCAACATCGGCGACGCGACCGGTATCCGCGGCTCGACCACAGCCGGAAGCCTTTACGTTGCACTGCACACCGCCGACCCGGGTGAGAGCGGCAACCAGAGCACCAGCGAGTGCGCCTATACCGGCTACGCCCGACAGGCGCTCGCGCGCTCTTCCGGCGCCTGGACTGTCACCGGTAACTCGGTGAGCCCGAACTCGAACGTCACATTCGGCACTTGCACCGCATCCCCTGGCTCGCCCGCTACCTACGCTTCTATCGGTATCGCTTCCAGCGGCGCAACGATGATCCTTTGGTCTGGCGCCCTGTCGTCTCCT